CAGCACCACCTCCACCTCCACCAGCACCATCTGTGCCACTATTACCATAACCATAACCACCAGCGTTTCCTTGCCCAGAAGTGGCTAAACCACCTGTGCCTGGACCGCTTCCAGAGCCAGCAGAACCATTACTACCACCACCAGAACCACCAGTTCCACCATTAGACCCACTATTATTTGAGCTACCATAACCACCACCAACAGCAACGGTTAGTGCTCCAAATTGAGAATTTGAACCTTGAACTCCGTTTGCGCTATCACTAGTTGAACCTGCACCTCCAGCACCAACAGTTACGGTGTAAGAAAGTGTTGGGTTTAATGAGGTTGTGCCTGTTAATAAACCACCAGCACCGCCTCCACCACCCCTGCGTTTACCGCCTCCACCGCCACCAGCGACTACAAGATAACTTGCTGTAACAGCACCTGCACCGCCAGATGTCCAACCGAATGCGGCTAAAGCTGCTGCGCCAATTTTAGATAAACGAGGCATCTATAACCCTTAAGCGAATTTAGTTTGTGAGGCTAATACTGTATATGTTGCTGACGCTGTTTTGATGACAACGTATGTATAAATATCCAAAGCACTAGCGTTACCGCTTGTAGGGGCAGAGCCTTGCCACTTGGTTGTTACACCAGATGTTGTTCCGTCTACTTGAACAGAGCTATTGTAGTAAGCTGTTGAGCCTTGAGTTGTGAGCATGGTTAACGAAATGGAATCACCAACAGCCATTGCGGTGTTCATTGTTGTACCAGATGAGAAAGCAATGTTAATTGCCCAATTATTTGCCGCGTTAGAGGTGTAATACTGAACCGCGCCACTGTTAATATAAAACGTCTGTGTTGCTGCAGGAGCGCCAGCTACAATGTTTGCAAGCTCGGTAATGTTGTTTGTTTTAATGGCAGCTGTTGCTGTTGTGCCAGTAAATGTCTGAGTTGCTGTGAATGTGCTTGCAGCGGTTGTCACAGCGATATTCGCTCCAGCTAACGTATTTGCTCCAGTACCGCCATTCGCGATTGCTAGAGTACCTGTCACACCTGTTGAAAGAGGTAATCCAGTGCAGTTTGTCAGCGTACCCGAAGTAGGTGTTCCTAATAATGGGGTAACCAAAGTTGGCGTATTTGAAAGAACTACAGATCCTGTACCTGTACTCGTTGTTACGCCAGTACCACCATTAGCGACAGCTAAAGTTCCAGCTACAGTAATTGCACCGCTAGTAGCAGTCGCTGGGGTTAAACCAGTCGTTCCAAAACTAATAGTTGTAACAGGTGCAGCAGTATTAGCGTTAGCAAGAACTGTAATTACACCTGACTTATTATAATAGAGCTTTCCGTCAGGAATATTGAGCGCGAGTTCGCCAACAGCAAGATTCCCTGTAGTCGGTTGAGCCGACGCAGTCGTGCTATTGAACAGAATTATTGGTGTATAACCAGTAGCTGCCATTTAAAATGTTCCTCCAGAAATTCCACCAGTGATCGCATTGGTAGAAGAATTATACGTCAATCCGCTATTAGTTAAAACAGGTAAATTACCAGTTGTAGCGGTTACAAAAGATAAATAGTTAGTAGTCGCTGAACCAGTGGTTACAGCTACGTTAGCAGCATTAGTCGCGTTTGTGACCGAAGTCGAACCGATTACAGCTACAACTTCTGAACCAGTAGCAGCAGTAAACGCGGATGTTCCGTTACCATACGCTAGACCAGTAAGCGACGCTACACCAGTACCACCCTGAGCTACAGTTAGAGTTCCAGAGGTAACTTGTGAAGCAGCAATCGCGATTGAGGTAGATGCAGCTAGGGTCAATTGACCTTGCGCATTGACTGTGAAAGTGGCTACTGAGCTAGCAGATCCATATGAAGCTGCTGTAACTCCAGTATTAGTGATGCTAAACTGAGTTCCACTGAGGGTTAACCCTGTGCCAGCTGTATATGTTCCTGCGCCTGAGAATTGAACCCAAGGTATCGGAGTAACATCAATTGTTCCACCAGCATTAGCTGTAGTCACCCAACCTGTATCTGCAAGAGTTGAGCCTGACTCAACAAACACGAATGAGCTTGGAACTTCAGCCCAAACATCCATATCCGCTGAACGAGACCATGTTGACGAGCTTGCTACATAAATACCGTTAAATTGGCTTGAGCTTTGGTTTTTAACCAGAATACGATCACCAGCAGTAAGACTAGAAGCCCAATCTCCACCAGCTTGAGTACCTAAACCAGACAAAGTAATATTATTTGTAGTTCCGTATACGCAAGACGCTTTGGCGTCTAAACCTTGAGCAACAGAATCAACATATTGTTTTGTAGCTAATTGAAGAGCCGAAGTAGGATCTTGAGTAACAGTAACGCTTGTTAAACCACCCAATGTTAGGCTTGTTGCGCCCAACGAGATAGCTGTCGTTCCGATAGTTATAGAACTATTTGTCAGCGAACCATTACCTATGCTACTTAAAGTGTTAGTAGCACCGCTGATAGAAACACCAGTAAATGTTCCACCTGTCACTGTTTTTCCAGTGAATGTCAATGCAGCTGGTAAGCTCAATGTTACGTTGGTTGTTCCTGACGCAGTGATTTCATTAGCTGTTCCGCTAACAGAAGCCACTGCTCCAATACCGCCTGCAGTAATCGTTGTATTTGACGCAGAAGTAATTTGACCTTGAGCGTTAACCGCGATAACAGGAACTTGGGTTGCAGAACCATAAGTAGCTGCCGTCACACCTGTATTCGCTATTGATATAGTTCCTGTTGTGGTAATCGGACCACCTGTTAATCCTGTTCCTGTAGCTATCGAAGTTACGCCAGAACCCGTAGTAATCGCGCCCCAAGCACCATTCGCATAACCTTCAAATAAACCTAAAGTAGTGTTATAACGAAGAGTTCCGTTTGTTGGAACTGCTGCGCGATCACCTGTAGTACCATACGGAAGAACAGTTCCTGCAGATCCAGGAAGCACAGGATTATTAGCAATACTGAATGTTGGATTGCTACCACCTAACGGATTAACGATTGAGATTTGATCCGAAGTTCCTGTCAAAGAAACTTGTTGAAAATATGACCCACTAACCAAACTTACGATACCACTTCCGCTTAAACCAGCAATTGAAAGAGCTAACCCAGTTAGTGAAACAGTAGGATTACCACTTATTCCGCTTCCATTAGTAACGCTTAGACCAGTGGTTCCAGCTGCGATCAAACGATTCACTACCGTATTCACGCCCGACTTGACAATAATCCCTGAGGACGCGTTCTCTAGGCTTCCAGAAGTACCATTCAAATACAAGCTATATAAACCTTGCGCGCCACCATCTGTGGAACCGATTCCTAAGCCTCCACCGATATAACGAGAGTTCGGTAAAGACGCTTGAGCACCAACAGTTAAGAAAGTTTGTGTCTGGGTCGGACTCTGAGTAATCGCGGTAATGGTTGTTTGAACAGTTTGTCCATTTTGAACAATCGGAACTAACTCAGCGCCAGTGATTGCACTAGGAGCAGTAGGTAGTTGTGATATTCTTATATTTGCCATATTAAGGACTCAAGTTGTCTAAGTTGCCGTCGATATCATCTTCTGATGTCTCTGGGGCGATTCCTGATTCTCCTGGAGTTCCAGTGAGATCGAATGGGGTAGGTTCGTTCACGATGTTTGGATCAGTCGTGATTGCATCTTGTTGTTCAGCAACGTCAGCGTCTGGACGAGGAAAACGAATTGAGATTCTCTCAGATTGACGAGCAGGAAGACGATATGGGTCAAAATTGTCAGAGCAACCATTTCCGCAAACACGAATTCCAGGAATATTCCCGTCTGGTCTAATGTCGCTATAAGCGCGTTTCATCTTACAACGATCACAAATCGCTATAGATAGAACATTATTGCCGAGGGTATCTAACCAAACTGGCATATTACCTCGTGTAGTAGCTGATATTTGGAGCATAATATATCGGAGACTTATCACGTTCTTCTTGTTCAGCTTGAGCCCAAAACTTGTCCGCTTGTTGTTCGCAGTATGAGATTTTAGCAGGATCAATATTAGGTAGTTCCATAGCCATCTGATGAGCTAACATATTTTGAATAGCTAAATACCAACGCTGAGGTATTTCAATTTCTCCGCTCAATTGACCTACGTCTTGAACCTGACGATGAACCCAAAGTTCAAGCTGAGGTTGAATAGAGTTCGGCACTGGCCAAAGTTCCATATTTGGCTGCGGTATTGTTCTATTGAACCAATACTGTAGAGGACGTAACGCGGTAAAGCTACGATTTGGCAAAGATGAATAATCATCTCGGTTCATACGTGCCATGTTGATTGCCATCGGCATTGTTCCGAAGACAACTTGATAGAAACCCATATTAGAACCAGCAGTCTGCTGAATACGCCAGTAGGGCGCGTCAACAGTGGGCTGAAGGTCGTAGTAAATCCAAGTGCCAGAGCTCCAAGTTGTAGCTCCAGGACTATACAGAGTTGTCCATGTAGAGTTATCTTGAGAGTATTGAATATTCACTGTTACCGAACCGCTCATAGCTGGCAAAATGCCGATCGTATTGATCATAACAGAGTTACCAGAACCATTATTGATTCCGATTACACCTGTATTAGTCGTCAATTGACAGATAAGATTGCCTACTCCATTGAACGCATTCAGCGTTGTTCCTGAAGAGCTATACGCGCCTGTAGTAACTGAAGTGAGAGTGCGATAATTGGCATTGAGAACATCAACTGTTCCGACTGGTAAATAATAATTTTGTTGACCAGGAATCAAACCAACGATAACTTTGTCAATACACCAATATTGAATACCGATATTGACTAAATTAGACAATACATAATATAAAGATTGTTTAGCGGTGGCAACTTGCTCGTCAGTTAACTCCTCAGCGAGTTTACCTGCGCGTCTTGCTCCAGAGTCAATTAAATTCTGGACTGTAACAACTGTTTGACCGACTGTACCGCTTGTGCTCATCTACTATCCTTTAGTAGTTTTTCTTCGCTTGACCGCCAGTTTTGCAATTCCAACGACGTAACGAAGCCTTAGCTCTCGGTGCATCGCCTTTTGCATTCTTAACTACCCCACTCATTCTAGCGCAAAATGATCTCTTGCGACCTTCTTCTTTTTCAGTCTTCGGATGCGGAGCTGGAGCTTTCAAATTACTTCCTGTTGCTCTATTTGCTTTTGCTCTGCCTTTAGCAGTTAACCCTGCACCTTGACTGACTGGTAATTTCTCACCACGACCTACGCTTAATGAAACTTTTCCACCAGACTTCTTAGCAGTTTTTGCAGAATTTATAAAATCCTGTTTGGTGGGTGCACCTTCCGATCCTGGTTTACGCATACGTTCACCAGAACCATGTTTAATACGTTCTTGTTTCGCATGGATATTAGCGTAAAGTC